CAGAATCAGAAACCGCGCCAGCGACCCGTCGGCCACGTTGGCCGCCTGCAGCGCCTGCCAAAAGTGCAGCGGCGTGGTGCTGCCGTAAATGCAGGCGCAAGGCTGGTGAATCGCCCGGTGCGCATCGTTGTGCTGGGCGCTGGCGTACTCGACGCCAAAGTAGGTCGTGCCCGAGGTGGTGTAGAGCTCGGTCATCAGGTCCAAAATCTCGCTCACGTAGCGCGGCGAGCGCTTGCGATCCGCCGCAGCGGCCAGAAACATGCCGAACTCGTCGATCTGGAACAAGATGGCGGGCTGGCGCTGGATGGCGGTCAAGAGCCCCGAGCCCGAGGCGATCTTGTTGCCACCCAGGTACTGCAGCAAGTTGGCCCGGCGCAACAACTCGTTGATCACCACCCGGCTGTGGTTCTTGCCAGCACCACTCTCGGCAATGCCCACCACGTACAGGTTGGAGCGGATGTTGCTCGCCGTGCGGTACTTGCGCCCCATCAGCGCGCCGACTGCGCACAGGCTGGCCCCCAAGGCGAGCACCGGCTGTGGGCGCTTGGCGGTTGTGATCATCAGCTGCATCATCTCGCCCAGCACACCGTCGAGCGCATCCCAGCCCAGCGGCAGCGCTGTGGCCGGCGGGGGCCGGCAGGCCTGCGGCTCGCTGCGCTCGAGCAGGCCATCGAGCAGTCCCTGAGCCGGATGCACCCCGTCTGCGACGAGCTCGCCATTGAGCTGCAAATCGGCCGCCGGATGCCAGCCGTTGTCCAGCGCCAGCTTGTAGAGCGTGCCCGCGCCGATGCGCTGCGGCGCAAAGCTGCGCCAGGCCTGGGCGGTGGCCTTGGGCTCGAACTTCTTCGAGCTCGCCGACCAGCGCTCAAACAGCGGCCAGCCGACAGCGCCCAGCGCGCCCTTGATCGCCATGCCGATGCGCACCCAACTGTCGTAGTCCAGATCGGCATTGACAATGTAGCTGAGCGCATCCTCGACCGCCGCGCAGGTGCCGCGTTGCTCGGGCAGGTTGGTGCGCTCGCCCAGCGCCCGCTGCCCGAGGCTCAGGCTCTTGGGGCGCAAGGCGGGCGGGATCAGCAGGTAGGCTTCTTGGGCAAACCCGCGTGCCTGCGCCTCGGTGATGGCCGGCAAATCGTGGGCGTTCAAGTCGGCCAAGCTCTCTACCGGCCAGTCATAGGCTTGCCCGGTGTCCGGGTGGATGCCGTAGGCGATGAACTGCTGGCCCTGGCCCAGCACCTCGATGGGCGGGTACTTGAAACCGGCAAAGGGCTGCGCGGCGCGATAGACCAGCAAGCGCTTGGGCGCGCGCCCGATGCGCACCGCCGGCGTCTCGCCCAGCAGCCGCTTGGCCAGGCCCTCGATCTTGGCGGCAATCTCGCCATCGAGCACATCGATGTCGATGCCGATCAGCCGACCAGCGGCAATGCCAATGCCCGACTCGGGCCAGTCGCCCCAGATGTCGATCTCGTGCTCGGTGGTGGCGCGCTCGCAGTGGCGGCTCCACTTGGGGTAGTCGTGCCAGGCGCCTTGGCGGTACATGCCGGGTTTTTTGCTGCGCGGCTGGATCGGCAGGATCGCAAAGCCCCGCTCCACCAGGGTCGCACCCAGTTGCGCCATGTAGTTCGGTGTCGTCATGGCAGGCTCCTCAGAACGGCGGATCGTTGGCATAGGCTTGACACAGATGGTCTTGAAAGGCGCTGACGATCACCTCAACCAGCGTGGCCCACTCCTGGGCAGTGAACTGGGCCAGATCGGTCTTGGCCAGCGACTCGATGTAGGCGCCGCCTTGGGCACTGGCCGCAGCCAGCGCATTGAGCTCGTGTGGATTGGGATCGATCACGACTGCCTCCCTAGGTCAAAGCGCACCCCGACGACTTGGGTGTAGCGGCCCTGGGCGCGCACGGCGATCTGGGCTGGGCACTGGAGCCGAGCCGCTTGCTGCAAGGCTTGCTCGACCTTGGCCGGCATGGGCAGACCCGGTGCGCGACGCATCCACCAGGCCTGCGCCTTTTGGCGCGCATAGCCCGGGTGCTCCAGACACACCCACTCGCTGTGGTGCGTCAGCCCGCTCCAGTAATCCACCCGCAAGGACGGCGGCTTGCCGGGTTTGTCGTGCCGGGCATAGCTCACCCGGCTGACCTCGATCCAGCGCGGATGCGGGTTGCTCACCACATCGAGCGTGCTGGCCTTGGCTTCGAGCACGGGCACCGACGGTGCAAACACATGGCCGCAGTCTGGGCAGGTGCGCACCGACGCATGCACGATGCTGTGACACGATGGGCAGTCCTTGACCGGCGCCTCGCCTTCGCCCTTGCCGGGCCGCTTGGGGCGGATGGCGTCGATGGGGCCGTGGCGGGCGATGTTGCCGGCAAAGTCCAGCACCAGACAGTTGGTCTTGCCTGGGGCCAGGCGGCAGCCGCGCCCGACAATCTGCACGTACAGCCCAGCCGACTGGGTCGGGCGCAGCATGGCGATCAGATCCACGCCCGGCGCGTTGAAGCCGGTGCTGAGCACATTGGCATTGGTCAGACACCGGATCTGGCCGGCCTTGAAGGCCTCGATGAGGGCCTCGCGCTCGGCGCTGGGCGTGTCACCGACGATGGTCGCGCAAGCGATGCCTTGGGCTCGCAAGGCGTCGCGCACATGCAAGGCGTGCCCAACCCCGGCGCAAAATACCAGCCAGCTCTTGCGCTCGTGCCCGTAGGCGAGGATTTCTTGCACGGCCGAGGCGGTGATCGCGTCCTGGTCGATGGCGGCCTCGAGCTCCTTGGCAATGAACTCGCCGGCACGGGTGCCGACGCCGCTGACATCGAGCAGGGTCGCCATGCGCTTGGAGACCAGCGGTGCCAGGTAGCCGGCATCGATGAGCTCGCGCACCGAGACCTCGAAGGCGATGTCGCTAAAGATCGCGTCCTGGCCCTCATGCAGCCGACCCGAATCGAGCCGGTACGGCGTGGCGGTAAAGCCGATCACCTTCAAGAGCGGGCTCTGGCGCTTCAAGCCATCGAGGAAACGCCGGTACATGGTGTTCGAGGCGCGCGGGATCAGGTGCGCCTCGTCGATCAGCACCAGGTCGCAGTGGCCCACTTCCCGCACACGGCGGTGAATCGACTGGATGCCGGCAAACAGGATGCGGGCGCCCAGATCGCGCTGCTTCAGGCCAGCCGAGTAGATGCCAGCCGGAGCCTGGGGCCACAGGCGTTTGAGTTCTGCATGGTTTTGCTCGATGAGCTCGCGCACATGGGTCACGATCAGGATGCGCTGCTCCGGCCAGGCCTTGAGCACCCCTTCGACAAAGCTCGCCATGACCAGGGATTTGCCCCCAGCGGTCGGGATGACGATGCAAACATCACCCTTGGCGCGCCCGTAATAGGCGTAGATCGCCTCAATGGCGGCCAATTGGTAATTGCGCAGGCTCAGTTGCATGGCATGCCCTCCTCAGCCGCGCCTACAGCGCCCACCTTGTCAAAGCCCGTATCGCGCCAGCGCAGCCCCGCACCAAACAGGTACTCCACCCAGCCGTCGCCGGCGTCGATCTGCTCGCCCGGCACCAGCGCCGGCAGATACAGGTGCTGCGCGCACGCAGCGCGCTGATCCGCTTGGCTCAAAGGGCTCCGGTGCAAGCTGCAGTGCCAGCCGCCCTCGACCGGCGTGGAGTGCAGACAGGTGCGGCAGTTCACTTGCGCCGCCGTCTGCCCACGGCACAGCGGCGCGTGATCGCACAGCCGACACTGGTACCAGGCCGGGTCGGCGCTGATGCGCTCGGGCGCCAGCATGGCAAAGATCACCCGCTGCGCCTTGTCGAGCAGCCCCTGGGCGTAAGCGGCATCGTGCTCGATGCGCTCGACGTAGATCTCGTCGGTGTCCTTGCACACCGCCAGGTACATGGCCCGGGTCAAACCGGTCAGGTGCATATAGGTCTGCATCTGGGCCAAGTGCTGCGGCTTGGAGCCGCGCACGCCCTTGGCGGCCAGGTCGTTGAAGCTCTTGGCCGAGTGGGTCTTGAACTCCAGCACATGCCAGGTTTTTGGGGCTTCGGGCAGACCCAGCGCGATGCCGTCGAGGGAGCCACCAAAGTGGCCGCCATGGGCTTGCACCCGGATCTGCCGCCCGGTCTCGGGATCGACCTCCAGCACCGTGGCACCAATGCTGCGCAGATTGCGCACCAGCCGGGCTTCTTCCAGCTGGCCGGTCTCAAACAGGCGCAGGAGGCGCCCGGGGTGGCGGCGCACCGTGGCCCAGCGAAAGTCAAACCACAGGGCGCGCTCGCACTCCTTGCCGATCAAGGAGGCCCCAAGGTGAGGGCGCAAGCCGTCGTCGGCCTGGGCTTCATAGACCGCGAAGATGGCGTCGCGGGTCGCGCAGGTCTGGGTGGGCAGCTCAGCCATGGCTCACCTCTTGCTGCTCGTGCAGCAAACGGGCGCGCGCGAGCAGCGCGCTCCAGCGTGCGTCGTCGCACTCGGCGCGCATGGCCTCGATCAGGGCGTCTTTGAACTGCTCGCGGGCCGATTTGCGCGACGGGCCGGCTTTGGAAGTCAGTTCGATCAGGCGGGCCGAGAGGCGTGCAACCTCCTCCTTTTTGAGGCGCAGCGCGGTCTTGGCGCGGTGAAACCATTGGGCGTCGAGCGCTTGCTTGTGGGCTTGGCGGCGCAGGTCGGCGGTGGCAATCTGCACGCGGATCGCTGCGGTCTCGCTGTGCAGTGTGGCCAGCCGTGCCCGGCACCCTTCGGGGGTGTCGGGCAGCGCTGCCGTGGCCGAGTGCGGTTGGAGTTCGGTCATGGCAGTCGTCTCCTTACGCTTGGCGCTGCCAGGGCAAACCGCCTACGACCGGAGCAGATGGAGTGGCAGGCCGAGCCGGTTGCGCCGTGGGTGCCATTTTGGGTGCAGTCGCGGCTGCTGGCGCACTGGCATAGGCGGCGGGTGCCCGGGCGGCCGAAGCCGGTGCGGCCGCGTTCCTTGGCAAGTAGCGAATCGAGTTCGACTCGCCGTACTGGCCCTTGGGCGGGCGCACCCGCACGTCCGCGATCAGCGCAATCAGGTGCAGCTGCTCGGAGTCCTTGACCTGCATCTGGCCGGTGGCGCGGCAGATGGACGACAGCGTGCGGGTGGCGATGTCTTCCGTGTCGGGGTTGTCGTTGACCAGGTTGAGGCGGTCAAACAGCTTGCGACCGGCAAACGGCCCCTCCAAGATGTCGAGTTCCAGAAAGAGGTACTGGCCGCGACCGTCCTTGGTCGGGCGCATCTCGCTGGCGACGATTTGCGCATGGTACTTGCCAGCGGGAAAGACATCAAAGCTGCTGGGCTCGACGGTGTTGGCATCAAAGGTCTGGGTAAAAATAGCCATGAAAGTGCTCCAGTTCGGATTCGGGTTCGGGTTCGGGGTGTGGGCTTAGGCCGCACGCAGCAAGGGTTGGATGGTTTCGGGCATGGCCTGGGCAAAGGCAGTCCAGTCCAGCGGCAAGGTGTCGGGCAGGCCGTAGCGGTTCTTGGCCAAGAAGGCCGGGCGCTCGGTGGTGTGGATCACCCGCTCGCCCGAGCCCACGGCGCGGCTAACCTTTTTGTTGAAGCCAACGTCGGCCTTGACGGTGGAAATCCGGTAGTTGGCAAACAGCACGATGTCCGAGTGCTCTTGCACCAAGGCAGCGGCGCGGGCGTGCAGCTTGATGGTGTAGCGGTCGTAGGGGTCGTGCTCGGGGCTGTCAAAGCGCTTGATGTCGGTGTGCGCGAGCTGGACGATGGTCATGCCCTTGTGGTCGCGCAGGGCGTTGAGGCCCTCGATGTATTGGCGCCACAGGTTGAGCGCCGCCACGTAGCCTTTACCGTAGCCCGCGTCCTCGATGCTGACCCAGCCGTGCTCGCGGCAGGCCTTGGCCCAGATCAGGGCTTCGAGCCAATCGACGCTGTCGATGACGCAGGTCTTGAACTCATGCGGTTCGGTGTAGAGCGCCGCCAGCGCGCCGATCACGTCCTCGAACGTGCCCGCCAGCGGGAAGTGGGGGCAGGCGAGTGTGCCGAGCCCGTCCTCGGTCTGAACGAACACCGGGCTGGGGGCCTGGGCGGCAAAGGTGGTTTTGCCGATGCCGTGCACGCCATAGACGGTCATGATCGGCGGCTTGGGGTGCGCTGCGCGCACGAGTTGGTTGAGTGAGATGGCCATTACTGGGCTCCTTGAGGTGAATGAACTTGGGGAATGGGTGTGGTGACAAACTGGCGCTCGATGGCGGCAAACACGGGTGCATCGGCACCGCACCCGGCAGCGACGGCGCGCTGGTGCAGTTCGCCCAGCAACCGGATCTGTTCGATCTCCAGCAGCAGCTCGCCGGTGCGTGCGTTGAGGTGCTGCTGCAGCTCGTTGGGGGTGACGCGGTCGATGCGCTTGAACAGCCCCTCGTCGTCATCGGCGCTGCCCTCGGGATCGGGCAAGCCAATGGCGCGAGGCAAGCTGGCGCGCAACTCCGCCCAGAGCAGCGGTATGGGCTCGAAGATCAGGGACTGGAGGGCGCTCATCACTTGCCCTCCCCGTTCGCATCCATGCGGCGCAGCACGAACTTGGGCGCCTTGGGCGTGACGGTGCGCAGGGCTTCGAACGGTGCCTTCAAGGTCTGCGGCCAGGCCTTGAACTTGGCCTCGCTGACGCTGTACCTGACCTCGACGTACTCACGCGGATCACCGCCAGCGGCTTGGATCTGGGCGACGAGTTCGGCCAGGCCCTTGGGTTCCCACTTCACGTCCTTACTCACCTCGACCGCGATGTCGTAGCCATCGTCTGCCAGATGCACGGTGCCGGTGTCTTTGCCTTGGGTCAGCAACTGCGCTTTGGCCGCATCGGCGTAGCGCAGATCCAGGCCGTTCTGCACCATGCCTGCCAGGGTGCCCAGTTCGGACTTGGCCTCGGCGATGAAGCGCTGTAAGGCTGCGACGTGCTCCAGCGGCAGGTCGCGGATGACCTGAGCCGAGAGGTCGAGGTAGGGGATGGGCAGATAGACGCCAGAAGTCTCCAGCGCGGCTGCGAGGGGGGTGGCCGAAGCCGTGGCCGCAAGGGCCGGGGAACAGGTTTGCATTTCGTAACTCCTTGGAGGTTAAGGAGTTACCTATTATTCGCACCTGTTTCCGGATGATGTCTGGACGATTTCCTGAAAACTTTCCGGAAACGACCCTGGCCCACAGAACGGTTAAACAGCCCTCCTGTTGCTCAAGGAGGCTGCCGAGGCCTATAATTGCTTCAACACACCCGCCACACGTCCTGCCTTCGGGCAGGGTTCTGCCTCACGGCAGACGTGCAAAAGGCGGGTTTTTCTATTCTGAGAGCGCGCATTGAGTGAGCAAGATCCCCTTCACCAAGCTGGCCGCCTCGCCTGAGCAGCTACTGGCGAAGTGGACATCCCAAGGCCTGACCCTGTCGGAGGCCGAGACGCCCCAGGCCCTGGCCTACCTTCGCTACGTTGGCGCCTACAGGCTCAAGGGATACTGGTTTCATCTGGTTGATCCGACAACCAAGCGCTTTCCGGCTGGCTATACGTTTGCCCGGATTGCTGAGCGCTGTGAATTTGACCGCGAACTTCGGGCGGCCACCATCGAAGCCATCGACCGCCTAGAGGTGGCCGTGCGCTGCGTGATGGGCAACTATCTCAGCCTCAAGCACTCACCCCACTGGTTTTTGAACCCGGCGATCTTCAAACCCACCAGGGAATGGGGTATCGGTCAGTTGATTCGCAAAATCGAAGATGAAGTTCGCCGCGCAGACGGCAAGCGCTTCGTGTCGCACTACTTCAGCCGCCATGACGAACCCTACCTGCCGCCCAGCTGGTCTGTCAGCGAGTGTGTCTCCTTTGGTCTGTGGTCGCGCACCTATGCGATCTTGCGCGACCCGAACGACAAAAAAGCCATCTGCAAGCGCTTCGACGTGGATCAGACCGAGGTTTTTCAGTCGTGGATTCATACGCTGACCGTGGTACGCAATGTCGCTGCACACCACGGCCAACTGCTCAAAGTGAAACAAGGGGTGGCGCCAGCCAACTACAAGGCAGCCGGCATCCGGTTTTCTGATCAAAAGGCGTTTTTTGCAGCTGCCACGGTGATCCACTACCTGCTGGACAAAACCGGACTGCCACACCGCTGGAAAGAAGATCTGGAGCAGATTTTTGCCCGCCATCCTGGTGTTGATATCGCCGACCTGGGTTTCCCCAAAAACTGGCCAACCAACCCGGGCTGGGCCTAGCGCTGCTCCGGCCGGATTGTGCGCAGCCTGAGTTTGCCGTGGCCAGGGCGCTCGATCCACTGCGACCAGTCCCGGCCTTTGAAGGCGTCATCAATGCCCTTGCTGGCTGTCGATGTCTGGTGCTTGACCTCCGCCCATGACAACGGTGCGCCGTGGCGCGCCTTCCAGAAAAACTCCACAATTTGCGACTGAATGCCAGAGAAGTAAGCTGTCTCTTGCAGGTGCTGCAGTCGCAACGCACCCGTCTTGGCATCGAACCACTCCTCGGGCTCGTCGGCCGGGTCTGCGGGCAGCCCAACCAGAATCCGCTCCAGCACCGGCAGATCGAACCGCTCCTCGCCGCCCTGCACCCTCAGCAGATCCTCGACGGCGCGCACCTGGTGGCCGTTGGGCAAAGCCAGCTTCGGATCGGTCAGCGTCAGCATCACGCCGCCCGTGCCAAACGCCGGGTCGGATAGGGCTGTGGTGATTTGTTCGGCCGCCAGCACCTTGAGCCGTCGCCCAAAGAACATCGGCGCGAAGGCGTGGCGCTTGCCGACTCGAATGTCGCCCAAGTACCAGAGGTGATGCTCGAGCAAGCAACGCCGACGGCCTGCAAACCGGGGCGCGATGCCCAGCAGAGCGGCTAGGTGGTCAAAGAAAGGCTCACGCTGGAAGCGGTAGCGGGTGACCTCAGCCAAGGGGCCGCTCAGGATCACCTTGCGCCGAAATGGGTGCGGGTAGGTGTAGCGGCCAGCGGCTTCATCGATCGTGAGCTCCACCTCCTCGAAGATGTCATCCATCACCTCGACATCCATGCGGCTGAAGTAGCCCATGCCGGCGATCCAGCCCCGCTCCAGCAGCACGCGGCCAAAGCTCAACAGCTCTCTGCCAAACAGCGTGCTGTCCATCCCGTCCAAGCGCTCCAGGCGTTGCAGCGTCTCTGTCAGCATCGGCCGCCTCCTCAGAACTCGGTGACGATTTGCCAGCGTTTCAGCAGGCGCATCACCAGCTGGCGCTCATCCTCGGTCTTGGCGTTGTCGTTGAGGCCGTTGGGCGCGGTGATCTGCACCGTGATGTTGTGGGCGCGGCGGTCTTTTTGCTTGGCCTTGCGCAGCACCAGCTTGACCTGGCACAGCGTCCACTGCTTCAGGTTGTCTAGGCCGTAGTCCTCGTAGGCCACGGTGTAAACGTTGCGGCGGTCACGCCGGTCGCGGCGCACCGTGAGTTCGCTGGTGAGATCATACGTGCCGTTTTCGTCATCCTGCTCGAAGGGCTTGGCCACCTTGATCAGGTTGATGCTGATGCGCTCAATGCCGTCGCCCGACACGAGTTTGAGCAGCTCGAACACCTCGGCGCTGCTGAAAGCCTCCAGACTGAACTCGCGCAGCTGCATCTCGGCGATTTCAGTGTCGCTGGCCAGCACCACGTCGCGCAGCGCCTTGGCCAGTTCCTGCCGGGCACTCTTGTCCTCACAGAACACCGACAGCGCGCCGGTGCTTGGCTCATACGAGAAGGTGATGCGCTGCAGAGCCTGGTCGTGGCGCGTGGTCACCTCGCCGTCGACGATCTTGTCCCAGTGCGTTTCCTTGCCGTTGAAGCCGACCACGATGGTGTGCAACCAGACCGGTGCCGCATCCTCATCACGCTCCTCGTCCTGGGTCAGGTCGCGGCGCTGGAAATGCTCGATGACCACATCGTTGAGCGGGGCCTGCGGGTAGATGGCGGCAATTGCCGTCTTGAGCTTGTTCTTCAAAACCTCGTCCAACGCAATGTCGATGCCCTTGGGCCCGCGGAAGTGGCTGGCGTAGGCTTCAGACTTGCCTTGCTTGTGCTGCTGGCGGGCAGTCTCGGCCTGCTCAAAGCGCCGATCCTTGTCGTCTGCTAGGCGGCGCAGGTACAGGTAGAGCGCTCGGCCGTACTTGTCACCGGCAGCCGCCACCGCCTGTTGCTCTGTCGGGTCGTCTTCGCTCAGCAGCGATTTGACCGCCTCGCAGCCGCAGTCATCCGACAGCAGCAGGATGCGCTGTGCAGCTTCCTCCAGCCGCTGACGGATGGCACCGGGCAAGCCCGCGACCACGGTGTACAGGCTCTGCTTGTAGCTGGCACAGACCTTGTGCTCCCACTCGATGCCGAGCAGCTCATCCGTATGCAGGTGCTGCAGCCACTGCGCCACCAGTGGGCGGTGCAGGATCTTGCGCACCAGGGCCACGTAGTGCCCCATATCGGGCAGAAGCTGCGGCCCGCCATCGGTGGCCCGAGGCTTGCGGGGCTTGCCGCATCCCGCTGCCCCCGCCTCTGCGGCGAGGGCCGTCGGATCTGGCTCGCAGCCCTCTTTTTCCTCGACTTCTGCCATTCTTGCTCTCCTTTGCGAGTGGCGTTTAATTAAACCGTTGCGCGTGTTGTTAATCACGCCGTTCAAAAAATGCCGACACTAGGCCGGCGTGTTTTGCATCCGATCAGTGACTCATCCTTGCCCTCTACTAGGCTGAGCGGGCAGCAGCCCATAGCGCTCCATCCGTACGCGGATGAATTTGGGGTTCACGCCAAAGGTGGCAGCCAGCTCGCGCTGGAGGTTTTCCATACCGACAAAGCCGAAGGTGCCTTGCTCGACCAGCCGGGGCGTGGCGGCATGCAGCTCGTCCAAGAGGCCGCTGTTGCGCTCGATGCCTACGTCGAAGTCCGGCGCACGGGCCACTGCCAGCTCGTGCAGGCGGTCGCGCGGCACCAGCAGCGAGCCCATGAACTCGTTGGCACGGAACTCGGCGATGCGGATTTCTTTCTCGAGGGCGGTGTTTTGCGCCAGCGCAATGGCACCCAGATGGTCGGCATCCGGCGTGGCCGTGCGGTAGGCGCGGCGCTGAACTCCATCGAGGCCGTCAAACAACCCTGGCCCTTGCTTGGCAGCGATCAGCCAAGCCGGGGCGTCAAAAATGGCGTGGCCCAGTTCGTGGACGAAGGTTGAAAGCGCCAGCTCGGGCGTGAGTTGCTCGCCGACCGGTGAGACCAGCACGGATACAGCATCTTCACCGCAGTCCGGGTCGAACTCGCACAGGCCCAGCACGGGCTGGCCATCTTCGTCGGTGACAGGATGCTCCAGGCTGACCCACAACTGGTACGGCAGGCCGTTGATGTTTAGGTCGGAGATGGCCGCCAGTTGCCCCAGGGCCAGCGCATGCGCGCCAGGTGCTAAAAGCTGTGCCCTGGCTTCGCAGGCCACGGTCTCGATGGCGGACTTGTTCAGGTAGCGGGGTTTGCGAAGGGCGCAGTGGTCATACCGCAGGGAAAGCGCTGGCATATGTCACCGCCTTAACCCAGGTTTTTGCGATACAGGCGAACGACGGTGCTGACGTCCTTTTGCATATCCGGTGGCAAGCGGCTGGCCTCGATGAAGGCCTCGTCGGGGTTGAGAGCGAGCTTCTCGGCAGCCTTGACGATCAACTCGTCCTTGGGTGCCTTCTCCAGCTCGCGCTCGATGCGCGACCAGTAAGCCGGCGAGATGCCCAGACTGCGAGCGAACTCGTTCATCGGCACATGGGCCTGCTCGCGTTTCTCTCGGATGAAGGTGCCAAAGCCCATGACTGTTAACCGTTGCGTGATTGGGTAACGGTGATTGTAGGGGAAGTAAGGGTTTGGTGTCAACTGTTCTGTCAATTGTCAACGAGACGGCCTCCCATTACCCTACGAGACGAGCTGGTGGTGTTGAAAAACCCCAAGGAGTCACGCTCCAGCCCGCAGCAGGCCACGCGTGCCAAGGCTCAAGCGCATCAAGCAGCTCTCACCGCTTGCGCTCAAAACCCTGCGTCAGCCAAGGCTGCCGATCTACCTTTGCGTGCCACCAGACCTTCCACCAAGGTGTGGTCTTGGCGTAGTGGCTGAAGTGATCGGCCAGTTCAAGCAGCAGGCCCTCCAGCCCCTCAGCCGGTGTGAATGTTCGCCCGCCCACGGTCAACGGCGTGTCGTTGAGTTGCTCGATCTTATCTTCTGCATCGAGGCTGTCCATGCACTTGCGGATCTGTTTCAATGCCGGCTGGTAGCGCTTGGCTACGTGCTCTGGCATCTTGTCGGCGGTGTGCCAGCTGGTGTCATCTGGATTGAAACTGACGCTGACGTTGTCTTCGGTGCGCTCATCGGGCAGATGCAGATCGATGGCAGCAAGCGCTGCCTCCTCAATGTCCGCCGCACTGCCGGAATCGGCCAAAGCGCAGTAGCCAAACTCCACGTTGACGAGCAGCCACTCCCGCGCGTTGGCTATCTTCACTGGGCACACGCACCACGTGAAGCCGACGCGGCGTTCATAGGGCGTGACCGGCTTTTGCAGCACAAACTGGCCAACGATGTCGGGGTGCAGGATCAGTTGATGGCTGAGCAGTGGCATCCTATAACTCCCTGTGCATATAACGACGACTGACTGTTGCCACCATCCCTGCCTTGCTGCCTTGCTGCCTTGCTGCCTTGCTGCCTTGCACTTGCTTTTCTTGCTCTTTGGCTGGCGGGCCAGGCCCCGATGGGGAACAAATTCATGTCAGCGCTCATCCCCTACCTCATTCTAGCATCGCTGTTTTTGGCTCCAAGCACCCGCATCTAATGGTGCTCCATCCCGCACAACAATGAAAAAACCCCGCCCCTCGTGAGAAGGGCAGGGTTGCAAGGCTAGGGGTCTAGGCTAGGAAAACGGGGTCTGTCCCCTATTTCCCTCTTCTATTTTCCGATCAAAACGCCCACCGCAGATATCGCTGAAAATATTAGGGTGATAAGCGTCAGGTATGTTTGCCTACGTGCGATTTTATTAGCATCACTAGCAATTGTGTTTGCTTGAAGCTGAGTGCGATCT